AGATTCTCCTCAAGTCCCTCGACGCGATGGGGATGATGGAGGTGGACAGGTTCCAACAATCCCTGTTCACGCCCGGTGTGTGCAGCGACTGTTCGGGCGGAACCGAGGTAATCAGTCGCATGGCAAAAGACTTTAGCGAACTCCCTCTTATGCTTCCTCGGCCCACGATAATCCCAATACTTCGGGTGCGACTCGACAAGTTCTTCTAATGGAGGAGGCTCTTGGCCATCCAATAGATACACATTAAGAAGGTGTATATCGCAACCCACTTTAAGGGCTGTTTTAAGTATCTCATCGTTTATTTCCCAACAGAAGACTTGAAGGTCGGCGCGGTCAAGATCCATGTCAAAAAAGGTGAACCCTGGATCAGGCCCGTAGATGCTGCGTATATTAGGAAGCTCAAACTCAACGCTTCCTCGCGCTGCCATTTTGCCAGAGGATTTAGACTTGTCCGAAGGGATAGTCTGTAGATTGCCCCCGCCGCCAAAGGGATTCTTTCCCGACGAGAGGCGATAAGAGTACGGCGCGCTTTTCCCTGCAGCGTCTCCGGCGATATTGAACGAGCAGCGCATTCTTCCATCATAGTCCCTTTTCATAAGAACGAAATCGTTGAGAAATTTACCCAAGGTGCGAATGTCTTGGATGGCGTTAGTTATTGGCTTGAGGATTGGTTCGCGGGCGGAGATCTTGTTGAGTGCGTCGTCGTCGCAGGTGGGGGACATGCCGCCCCGCTTGTTTCGCTTGAGGATAGGTTTCTGTTTCAAGTCCTCGTAGAACAGGTTCTGCATCTGGAGCGAGGAACTCACGTTGATCGAGTGACCGAGGGTGTTGTAGAGGAACGCTTCGCGTTTTGATAACTCTTCCTGAATTTCCATTGCCATCTTCGCGGAGACATCTTCGCGTATGCGAACGCCTCGAATCATAGCTTTGAGCACGGGCATGAACAGGGATTGTTGGAACCTGTCCACCTCCATCATCCCCATCGCGTCGAGGGACTTGAGGAGAATCTCCCCGGCTCCGCGGGTGTAGACGCAATCCTGGAGATTGTATCCCCATAATTGATCTTCGCCTATGTTCTTCGCCCACGTTTTTCCCTCGTCTTTCCAATACACGTAGTAGTCACAATATAATGAAGCGAGGAAGGACAGCCCCTTGGGTAGTGCGCAGAACAAGCTATGCGCCGAGATCATTGTATCCTGCCCGTGGTTCGGAATGAAGTGCCAGTGTCTATAAATATACTGCGCGTCGAACAGTCCGTTCTGCCACCGACACTTTACATTGGTGTGGGTGGTAAGCTTCCAAAACAAGTGAACAATTTGAGTCTCTTCCTCCAATGACCAGTACCCAGATTTATTCTCGACACACATAAATGGTACTGATATTCCATCAACAGCTGACCACGAGATCCCGACACAAGCGATGTGTCCTGCTCTAGTCTCAATATCAAAATCGAGCCAAACAGTGTTATCTTGCGCTCTAGCAGACAATTCATTGAAGACCTCAAGGACTTGTTGAAACGAGGGGCGGATTTGAAATTTCCAAGCCGGGCGGTTTGTGTATTCGCGGGAGGAAAGTTCCTTTTTAGCGCGGCGGAGATCGGCTACGACGAGGGGGCGGTTAGACCACTCGCGGAGGATGGCTGCGGGGTGGATAGTGGGAATAATTTTAATCTTGGAATCGGATAGTAATTGAGAACCTCTCCACTTTAAAATGCCCCAGTTTCCTGTCAATGCCCACATGGATAAATTGCCGACTGTAATAATCACATTCGGTTGAACCATGTCTATCTCTGCGAGGAGTTCGGTGTAACCTTCTAATACAACAGACAAGACATACTTGTCACGAAGCTTAACGTGTTTCGAGCTAATGTCTTTTTTCTTCGTGGCGATAAACAGCGAGAGATCGTTGTTTGGTGGACGATACTTGACTACATTGGTTACATAAGCTTCCGTGCGAAGTATCCCCGCTTCATGAAGCATACGGTTGAGTTCCGCGCCACTCGCTCCGACAAAGGGTGTTCCCTCACGCTCCTCGTCAGCCCCCGGAGCCTCCCCGACTATCATCAGCCGAGAAGGGATAGGGCCACTCCCCATTATTTTCATGCTACAGCCCCGCTAATTCAGGTTGTTGTCTGAGTTCCTCGATTCGCTTGATAGAGATAGCATAAGCGGAACTATCCAACTCAATCCCCACAGCAGCGCACTTAAGATTGTGACACGCAGGAAAGATTGGCCCGCTGCCACAAAATGGATCAAGAACAACATCGCCAGGCCTGACACTACGGCGGAGTAAATCGTCGAATAATGCAACAGGCTTCTGTGCATGATGGCCTCGATTGTCGTCGGAGGGGTAGGATAGAACGTCGGGGTAGAGCTTGTTAACAGGGCGGTCGCCCTTCTTGGCGAAGAGGATAGTCTCATACCGACGATAGGGGCCGGAGAAAGGCCATGGAGCACGGATGGCTGTGGGCTTGTGCCAGATTAGGGGAGTGCGGAATACATCCCATCCAGCTTCGGTCATCCATAGGCGAAGGTCAAAGAAATTGTCTATGTCGCAGAATACATAGGCGTGGGCTTGAGATTTTGCTACACGGAACGAGTGGTAGCAGAAAGTTTGCATCAACTTGACGAAATACTCACGACTGTCCGTGTACCCATGCGCGCCCTCAGCCATCCCACCAGAGTCCCCGAACTTATCCGCGCCCATACCATAAGGGGGATCGGTGAGAATTACATCGAATCGCTCGGCGGAGCATCGCTTGAGCCACTCGCATGAGTCTTCATTGTAGAGCTTGTGAACATCCGCGGTGAAGGTTCGCCCGACTTCCGCGGCGAGGGTTTCGTTTCGTTTGATGTCTTCTTTCTTTTTGAGTACTTTCCAAGCGTCGTCAAGGGTCTTGGCGGCTTTGACTTCGGGATCGTGGAGATGCTCAGCGACGATGAGTTGGCGGCGAGTTGCTTCATGGCCCCCTCCCGTGAGATTTCCCTTAACCTCGACGGTAAGGTCGGCAGTGGTTGGAGTAGGGAGATTATCTCGAGCAGCGATTCTCTTACGTAAGTCTGCAAGGCGCGAAGTTGCTGCTGCGGCTTCACTCCAGGAGAGATCAACCCGGCGGATGTTCTCTTCGAGCTCGGCTTCTTCCCGGGCGATGGCATCGAGTTCTCCTAAGGTGACATAGGGGATAGAGTCGGGGATAACGCTTTCCCCGTCGTAGTTGAACTTCCCGCCAAGCTCGTAAAGGTCGGTAATGGCACGCAGCCTGCGCTCGCCAGACACAAGCACATAATGATCGCCTTCGATGCGGAGAGTGATTGCGTGGAAGAGGCCGTGGGTTTGGATGGATTCGGATAGTTGACGGAGTTCATCTTCTTTAAATTCCCTTCGTTGGCGGTTGTCGGAGATCTTGATTTGGTTAATGGCGATGAAGCGTTTCACGGATGTTCCCTCTTATTGTTAAACCCCCGAGAGGCCGGAGCCTCTCGAGGACAAGTTACGACTATGCGCGGAAGATGCCGCCGACTTTTTCCACAACGGCTTCGTTGTAGATTTCGTGTTTGACCTTCACCTTGACGGCTTGGCCGGTGAGCATCCTCCAGGCGAAGGTGTCGCCCGGCTTGTTCTTATCCACCGCCTCGCGGTAGTATTTCTGCGCGCGATTCTTCCCGGGGGAGTTGTCCACATTGCCTTCGACTGTGAGGTCAAGGAACGCGTTGTCGGTCAGGGTGACGACCGGGGGAAGCTTCAACGACTCGCGGAGTTGCGCGGGGACTTCGATCTTGAGGGGGATAGACATTCCCACCCACGGCTGGCCTGCGCGCTCACCCTTACCGATGGTGCCGGACTTGGGGGTGATATCTCCAATGATGGCGGTGTAGTAACCATCGGAGCTGGCGGGATTTTCCTCGGGAAGAGGAGGGCGCTTTTCGTTGACTTCAGACTGCGTTGCATCAAGAAACATTGCAGGATCAAACTGACTCATGGTAATACCTCATAGTTTAGTTTATGCCACCGTTGTTCCCGACGGCGACTGACGGGTGAATTTAGAAGTAGACGGTTTCTTTCTTCTCGAGGGAGACAGTCATCTCTTCTGTTTGGAGAGAAAAGATTGGGTCTTGCGGATCGCCGCCACCCTTCCAGCCTTGAATAGCTGTTCGTACATATTGCATAACTTCTTGGGCGTTAGAGCCCGGAGGTACGGGGAGCTTCACGCGGAGATATAAAGTCGTGCGGGATTTGCGGCTCATTTTCCACCCCGCTTGATCCAGGTGTCCATTATCTGAGCAAAGTCCGGTTCGATCTTCGACCGATAACCGAGGGAACGAGTCTTGAGATCAGCTCCGAATGTCGCGGTGTCCCAGGTGAACTTATCCCCCTCACGGTTGGTCATGATTACTTCGGAGAACAACGGGGGGATTTGTGTGGACAGCGCAGAACCGATAGACATGACTGTAAGCTTCGTCCCTCCGGTAATTTCGTCCTTCTCGCGGGATACGTGGCCCGTAACAGCGACGGTGCAACGAACACCCTGAGTGAGCAAGCGGATGAAATTCATCAGGTTGTTCTGGGCTACCATGTAGTCGGGCATCGAGGCCGTGGGCTTCGAGCCAATTACCATCTTGAACGCGGCGTTGGCGAGTTCACTTAACGAGTCGAGCATGAAGATTTTATCTGGCCCGAATGAATCAAGAGAACCGAACTTCTTCCCGCTTCGATCATCAGGAAAGTCGGAACAGGCGGAGAGTATCTTAAAAAAGGCGTTGTTCTTTGCTCGGTCTGGGTCACTCATCTTTGTGAGGACTTCGTAGGACATCTTACCTACGTTATCTGCGCCCTTGATTAGAGCGGTGAGGTCAATGGGCTTGGTATATGCGCTGTGCCAATGTAGGCAGGGGGGAACTTCCTTTCCGCTGTCTCGCCAATAGCCGAGAAGCACATCAACACTAGCCTCGGTGAACAGGGCGAAGACTTCCTTGTTGTGGGCCTGTGCCCAATCGACGAGAGTACCAAGGGCGTGAGTCTTTCCCGTGCCTGTTGGCCCTATCAACAAGATCTTTGGCCCAGGAATGTCACCTTCAATCATACTGCTTTTGCCATCCATAATCTCGAGCTCCTTCAGTTATCAGTTTATAATGCAGGTTGAACTCTCTTTCCCACAACTCGCGGGGGAGAGCTGCGGTGAAATCTTTATCCCAAGAGAGAAATATTGAACCGGGGAGTTGGAATAACCAGCCATCGGGGAGTAAGTGTTTCTCACAAGGGTGTGCGTTTGATTGAAATACAGGGGCTGTTGTAACAATTGCTCGTGCCCAAATATCAGCGCAATAGGGACAAAACCAAGCATAAGATACAACGCCTCCACGGTCTACGTTCCAAACGGTTCTTCGTACTTGTGGAGGATAAGTGACTCTTCCGATGATTACAGTTTGGACGAACATTCCCCCTCCGAGGAGACTGTTTGACTGGATGCCGAGGGTTTAGTTCCCAAGTTCTTTTTCACAATCATGCGAGGGGTGGAGAGGGCTTCTTCAAACGTCATTCCCTTTGTGCGCATACGATAATAGATTGCGCCTTTGGTGAGGCCGGACTTCTTGATGCGGGAGAGAATCTTACTTTGACGCGGAGAAGCGAGTTCTTTCTCGTGGCGCTTCTCGATCCGCTTGAGAGCCCCGTACAAGCGCCAAAGCTCCCGGTGTGAGAGGGCGTCTTTGAGATTGAGGGGGATGATGGCTTCTCCGCGGCGTTTGTCTGCGCGATTGATGATGTTTATAGCGAGGCTAAGATCGCGGAGGGTCTTGTTGAGATTCCACTCTTGAGTGAAGGAAGTCATTTCGCGCCGCCAGAGAGGGCCGCTATGCGCTCGGCGTTCATGGCTTCCTCCATGCGTTTTTCAGCAGGCGTCCTGCGATGTCATCAGCCAGCGCCTTCCATAGAGCGTCGATAGTCTTTTCGATGCTTGTGTTCAGCGCGTCCTCTGTGTGCCTAACAGCGCGCCGTTCGCCGTTTAGCGTGTAGATAATGGCGAACTTGGTTTCGCAGGCTAGTGGGTCGTCGTATCTGTGAATGACCGCCTCGATGCCGCAGTTCTGGACGCGCACCGATTCAATGACCTTGGCCCTCGCTTCGTCCTCCATTTCCTTGAGCAGCCGGACGGATTCATCGGTAGGGGCGCGTTTCTCTGTGACACGGACATCAACGCTGGATGGCCCCTGTTGGACACGGTAGGTATCAAACATTTTTGCTCCCAAGAGCGCGTATGGCCGCAGCGCATACCGGGCTTCCGAATGTGTGCGTCTCTGCCACCTTAGCCGCTTCCTCCAGCGCCCTCTCGCGGGCCTCGGAAAGCTCTTGATGCAGCAGTCCGAGCGCAACGGCGTCTACTTGGACTCGTCCTCCGACGGGCAGAACAGTCCCGTTTAAGCGTGGGTCGAGTGGATGCTTTTGTGCATGCGCTAGTGCGGATTCGGCTTGCTCGGCGCGGTGTTGCTCTCTTTTTGTGGAGGCTAGAAGTCCATCGGCGTATTTAAAAAAATCTTGCGCCGTCCATCCGTTAAAACCGAACTGTTTAGATAGTTCAACAACCGCAGCGCTTTGGCTGCTTATCTCATCCCTCTCCGCCCGCAGCGCGGCGTTCTCGCGCTCCTTCTCCTGAATTGCCTCGTAGACACCTTCTAGGACGGCGGCAGAGTGCTTTACTAGTACCTGATGAATAAGCTCCGATGCCGACTTGACCAGCGTATCAGCGTGTTTCCTGAAATCGTGTTTTGTAGGAATCGGAGCGTCAGGCGTCTGGCTCGCGGGGCTACTGGGCGGGAGGGTGGCCACCAGCGAATCCGGCTCAACTTGCTTCTGCCCGAACGCAGGCATTCTCGTTTCCCATTGGTCACCGTCTTTCATCTTTTCCACCAGCGCAGTTCGTCATTAAATTTATCTTGTGCTTCCATGCCCCTTAACCCCTCGTCGTAGCGTTCTTGCTGAAATGCGTAGCACTTTTCCTCAAAGCAGACATACACAGATGTTTGCCCGAACCATCGAACGGCGGGGTTCTTTTTGCAGGTGTCGCAAAGCCTGTCTTTAGGTACTGGTACATCTAAGATCATGCTCATTCCTCCCCCTTGCCCATGGCGGCGATGATTTCAGGCCACACATTTTCGCCGCCAGCATCGAGGATACCCCTGCACCACAGCAGGCGTTCATCTATCGTTCGCAGGCAAAGAGCGCCGTGCTCAACTGACAAAATTAAATCCTCCGCCAGCCCTTCCTGCGCTGGGATGGCGAATCTATACACATACCAGTTCTGCTCATTGATAATGCCTATGACGTGCGCTGGAATTTTCTCAAGCAGTTCGTCCCCAGTGACGAGTTGAGACGGCCACTCACCTGCTAGGGATGAGGGCTTGACAAGGTAGGCGTCTATGGCGTTTAGAAGCATGATGGCCTCGCCGTGGTCACGCTTAGATTCCGACTGCTCAATCATCTTTGCGGCAGCGCGAAGTAGCTCCGCCCCTTCCTGGCTCGGCTGCGAGGGGGCGGCAGCAGGAGGGTGTTCCGGGCCTTCCGTGTTGGCGGGCTCGCCACTACCACTTTCGGCCTCCTTCGTCGTATTGACCTGCCCCGCGTCCTTTCTTCCGTCCGCAAGTAACTTCTCTGCCCACGGTGTTGCTTGATCTTGTAGCCCCGCGTCCTGTCCGGCGGAGGGGGCGAGCTTCAGCGATTCAAGCATTTCCTGTATCGGCTTGCGAGTCAGCGGATAGCCGTCTGAGTCAAACTTGCGGATACAGGCTTCAATGGCTGCGTTCCATTCCGCCACCTCCACGGCAGGCAGCGAGCGTAGGGCCATATCACACAGAACTAGCACGTCTGGGTGAATTTCACCTGTATCGACATTAGCTTGAAACGCGTTCTTCCACGCTACAATTTGCTCGGCTGTTAGACTAGACATTTTTTCTGTCCTCTACAAGTGAGACTGTCACTCCGGGGAGTCCCTCAGCGTAGTCCTTTGCAAAGTTCCACGCGTTGTTCTTGGTCTTGTTCGTGTGGACAAGTTCGTTTCCGTGGATTACTTCCCAAAGGCCCGTTGCAGTAGACTGCCGGACGAGGATTGCGTTAGGGTTTTGAGGGTTCATTTAGCAGCTTCCCAAGACAGTCTTGCACAACACGCCTCAAAGAAATCACTTCCACGATAAATAATTTCCTGTACTCCAAGCGTATTTTTATACGCCCACCAACAGTCTCTTCTATTTTTCTTAAATGTAACACCCTTTAAACCAGATATATTATCTTTTCTTATTCTTGAGTTAATTACTTGTTCTGTTCTTGTAGCCCATTTACAATTTTCTGGTGAATAGCCTTCATTATTATCTATTCTTTCTAGTTCACCGTTGAGTGGCCGTGCGCCCATATCTGCCTCAAACAAAGCAAAGTTGTTCCACCGCTCACAAATAGTTATTCCTCTGCCGCCGTAGTAATTATAATCTTTCGAGTTTGGATTATTACAACGAGCGCGCATAGATTTCCAAACCCAGTATAACTGTCTACGCTCTCTAATTGGATTCAATTAAAGTCTCCGTTCTGTGAATTGGATTCCAAGCTCTACGCTCATATTGAAGCTCGAGTAGTTGTTCTGGTTGTTTAGCTAGGCATACATTTCTAAACAAACAGCCGCCGTATTCAGCGCAGGCGTGGTCTAAATTGAAATCAAAATAACCCTCATTCCAGCAAGCTATCATTTTACTTATGTCACGATATAACTGAGCTTCCCAGCGCTCTAGTTGCCATTCAGGTCTATATGTAATAGCTTGTTGAGTATCGTACTTTGTTTTTAATATTGAAACGCCTCGAATAAGAAAGCCGTTTAATTTAATTCCAGCCTTCGCCATACCCCATGTATAGCCTGTAAATTGAGAGCGCAGGTCCCATTGATTACTCCATGAGGCGCCTAAGGAAGAAGTCGTTTTATCATCCATCCCCAATACCATGTTCTCGAAGTGAACTGCTTGATCGAGCCGGCCACAATAGATAAGAGGGTCTCCAGTGACAGGGTGCTTGATGTCAAGGGGTTCTGCGAAGGACAGTTCAATTCCTCGGCGACCACCGGGGAGTTCAATCGGAACTGCCTTATCCGTTTCGAGAGGATAACGGTCGAAATAGAACTCAAGTGCTCCGAGAGTACGCTCGGCGGATTTCGCGGAGTCGGCGGGACACTCGAAGTCCCCGTATTCCTTGAGGAGAGCGCCTCCGCCGAGGGAAATTGCGTCTTGGGCAGAACGGCCTTCGGTGAAGTAGGCGAGTCTGGCGACTTCGAGACCACGGGCGTAGGCGGCTCCGGCGACAAGGTGGACGTTTCGACCGGTGTGTTTGTAGTGTTCGAAGAACTCACGATAGGCCTTTTGGGGGCAGGAACGAAACGCGGCGACTATTGTGGAATCAAGGACGCTGGGGAACTCAGGACGGAAGGTGCTCATGACAGTATCAACCAAATCTTAACACAAATGAAAGCAACAAGCGCGAGCATTCCAAGCCCAGAACTTATCATAGCGAAAGCAAAATACCAGGGTTCTTTCATCATCGAGCCTCTTTCGGTTAGGGGTTAAACTTTCGTCGGAAGTTGCTTGTGGAGTACAGCAGCGATCTTGTCGCTGAGATTCGCGTTGTGTTCACTTGGTTCGGGCTTGTCGAGAGGAGGAACCTTGCGAGTCCATTCTCGAGGGTATGTTCCAGTTTCAGTGAAAATAACGAGAAGAGAAGGGTGTTCTTTATCACAGGCGCTGCATTTATTTGGAACGTCTGTGGGTGCTTGTGTTATTTCAAGTACCTTTCCGTATCGACCAATAAAGGTTCCACAGCACGGCCACGTTTTCACATACGCAAGGTCGCCTACTTCCGGCAGTTCTTCTTTCATGTCAAGTCTCCCAACTCGTCGAGAAGATCATCGGCTTTGGGTATTTCCTTGATTGCCTTTTTCCGCCGACTCGCCTCACTCGAGGTAGAAGCGGTGATTCGGCCTTCTCGCATTAGCGCAACGCCTCTTTGCATGTCCTCGATAGTCGCGGTTCCATCCATAATTTTCATTCGGATAGAAGAGATGATAGCTTGAGTTTCAGGAGAGATCATTTTGACAAGAGCCTCTTGAGTAGTTCAATTGATTGCTCGGAACCGGAGATGATGACTGTGTTCGGGTCGAGTCCGGGGAGATAGGGAGCGAGGTCGAGTCGCTTGTGGTCGAAATACTCCCGAATCCTCGCGGAGAGGAAGTCCTTGTATGCAGACTTAGGCACTCGGCCCTCGAGTTCGGAGAAGAGAAAGAGTGTCATCTTCCCGTGAAGATCACCGGGGAGCCAAGTAGTGAGCTTGACGGAGGGAATGGCGTTTAAGCGCGCGGGCATTATTCTAACACTCCCTTCCATTCTTCCTCATCATCGTCCCAGATTTCGACTTCGCACTCGAGTCGAAGCAGTCGGGTGCAGAGAATGTTCCGTGCAATGTCTGCGTCTGGGCCAACGAAGGTGACTTCGGTGTAGTCGTCGGAGAAGTTGGGCTTGAAGCGGATCATAGTCCTATTTCTTTTCTTAGGTTGATTTTACAATCAAGGCTCATACAATCGAGGATGTTTGTCCCACTTGGCAGGTCGAGGAATTGTTCCCTTCCCTCCGTTTGCGCGAATCTCGTATCAAGGGCGAGTTCGACTCGTGCGATTGAGCCGTAGGATAGATGGGCTACGACTTCACAGATGGGTGCGTGGACTTTAAGTTCCTCGAGGTGCACGTGGAGGATGGCTTCGCGCTTCTCGTGCCAGACTTGCTTCGGCTCGGGCTTGCGATCTTGGCCGAGCCACCATGAGCCTTCTACGTATTCGGTGTGACTGACAGAGATGGGGGATTCTTCCCGGACGAGTTTCCTGCAGCCAGGAGCAGTTAGATGGGTGTATTCGGAGAAGTTGCCGAGAAGCGTTTCGGTGTCGCGGTGGATCAGGGCGACTCCGCGAACGCGTGTCCACTTTGTGGGGTCGAGGAACATGGCGGAGGTGTTGCGCTCCTCCTTGGGCTTTTCTCCCTTTGTCTTGATGGGGAGATTGCGCCGGACTTCGGTGAAGAGATCTTCGAGAGATTGATCGTTTGCCATAGTCGAGCCTTTCGTATGGACGGAGTGAGGGAAGTTGCCGTTTATTCGGATTATTGAATTGACGTTTGTTTGACCATCTACTAGACTAAAAGTTCCCAAGACATTCGAGCCTTTTGAGAGAGTGCCCCAGGGTTTTAGCCCTGGGGTTCTCCGGTCTCGCGGGGCTCGACTTCCGCAGACCTGGGGCTTTCGCCCTTTCTTTGCGACTAAATGCTTACTCGATTGGTCACAACTGGTAGACAGTTCTACTGTGTGTCCAACCGGCTAAGCACTCATTCCCGGTTTAATCAAGCTACCTATCGTAGCAATAGGCGTACACAATTTACGCTTGGTCGAGATGCTTAACTACCCTGCAGGGATTCTAAAGTTGTTCGGCTGTTAGTTCCTCTTTTATCAGCTTTCGCTGCCGGGTCAATCCCGCGCCTCATTTAACTGACGGCCTCACTACGTCAGCACCGAACTAGAAGAGCTACTCAGCCTACTGTTTTCGTCCTGCGCATCTGAGCGGGAGGGATGCTCTCCGCGCTTCGCTACTTAGTCCGACCTTTCGCTCATTGTAGCCCTCCCTTGTGAAGAGGGCTATATCAGCGAAGTCCGTTGTGGGGACTTAACCGATGTTAGCCAGTTCCGCGTCAGCATCCACCGCTGCGGTCTTGACCAATTTCTCTTTCTCCATGCGCTCGATCACAGCGCCGGTCTTAGTCCCCGGAGCACGGAACGAATCATAGAGAGCCCTGCGCGTGAGCCCTTCGGTCGTGTCGATCTTCTTCTGCAGGAAGGCCTTAACAGTCTCGAGGTCTTTCCCGGTGACTTCCATAATCGCCCGGACAACGATCCCCGCTCCCGAAACACCCCCACCACCTTCACGCTGAACCCTCCAGTCGCCCTTTTGAATGCGACTGTCGAGATCTTCGAGTGCCATGAGCATATCTTCCTCGGACAAAGGCTTATCCGCGGGAGAGGCGAGTTCGTCGCCATACTTCTGCTCTGCGCCGTGACCGGCGAACTTGGCCAGGAGGTTAATCGGCAAATCAAAGGTCTTGGTGACACCGTTGCGCAGGTCAAACCGCACGCGAACTGCGCCGGGTTCAAACTGAACAATCGAGCCATCAGACGAGACTTTCGACTCGTCGATCAGAGTCTCTTTCAAGACCTTGCGCTTCCCTGCGAAGGCGACTTTCCGGCCATCCGTCATCGTAACTTCGAGGACTTCGGCTTTGGGCTTTTTGTTGCTGACTTCTTCCGTCATGATATCTCCTTGGTAGAGGGGCTGTTAAAGCCGGTGCCCTCAAGTATCCGGCGTAGTGGGGAACCCACTAGACAGGGGATAGCCCTGTCTGCTAGGTTCTAGATGTCGATCAGGTCGAAGATGTAGTCAGGTTCGAGGCCGAACTCTTCCGAGAGGACTTCTTCGGGGTCTTCGCCCTCATAGACGCGCTCTTTCGCCTCGGCAATCATTTCGTCTGCTTCGGCTGCGCTGATTCCGTCCCGGCGCATTATAACAGTCTTGATTGATTCTACCATGTCGAGCCTCCGTTGATTGTTTAGGTTGTTGCCATTGTTTGACAATTCAATCCCCGGATTAGTTCCCAAAGGAATTAAATTTATCACACAGCTCGTCGATTTTTCTCCTCGCGTTGTCCAGTGCGCTGCGTTGATATTCGCGGAGTTCATAGGCGCGGAGTTCAATCAACAATTCCTGTCGCATAGGAAGTTGAAGACGTTTGGACTGGATGCGATGAGCGAGGACACCGATATAGTCCCATCCCGTCCACTTTGTTGCGTCGAGGGGGATCATAATACTTCCCGCGTTTTTAGCCACTCTAGTATTTTAGACATCATCTCGCCTCCGGGAAGAGAAGCCAAATCACAGCGTAGGTATAAACAGGGATTCCTACAAACCAATAGAACAGGGTGAGAAGTGGGTTCATAACAGTCCTCCTATTTGCCCAAGTGCAATCAGCCCCACCAGCCAACAAGTCACTCCCACCCACCAATCCCCGCTTGTAAGTGGATTGTACGGTGGCTTGCCGAGGTCGAGTTCCCAGCCCCGAGGGAGGGTTCTGAGGATGGGCTTGAGAATGGTGGGGTCTTCCCACTTTTCCCCTATCAATACCTTCCCTGCAGGATGCGCCCAGGTTTTAACGAGCATTATTTCCTCCTTATCGTTCGTGTGTAGTATAATCGACACTGAAAATTTCTTTCATGTTTCTGTCTGAAACAACAAATCCATGCAGCCCGTCGCTGTTTAGATCAATACACCCAGGCAGGTTATACCAAAGTCCTATAACAGCATCTTCAATAACAGCTAAGCCACAAAAAGCTCTTATCGCTGCGTTTTGTTCTGTGCGCTCTTCCGGTGAAATTCGCATTGGATGTACGAAGTAAAGATCTTCAAGTTCTTTTAGATACGCTTGCTGTGCTTCTTTCATTTTATCGCTTTGCATTGTTTTCTCCTTGGTTGTCGAGCCGCGCATTTGTCGTCTGATAGCGCGTGGGCCAGAAGTTCTCCTTGAGTAGTCGAAGCCGTGTGACGACGCGACTTGGCGAATGTTCCCCTGTTTTGTCGATAGTACTCACCCCAAGTGGCTTGATGGTGAGAACAGGGAAGCCTGATTCTCGCTCAAAGCACTCTCCGTATTCCACTGCTGCGACAACATCCTTCGCCCAGAAGGTCTGCCCGACGAGGGTTCCCTCGCGAACGTAGAGAATGCGATAGAGGGGGCTGTATTTCACACAACCTCCGCTTGATGTTTTTTACACCACTGGACAAGGTTCGAGAACCGCTTAAACGTAGCGCGGGCCGTTTTGTCCGCGCGCTCAATGTAAAATCGCTCATCATCCGGGTTCCACGAAACAGGCCAGTTGTATATTCGCCCCTGGTCGATTTCGATTTCCCCAATAGCCTTTGACGTTACCCCGCGCATTCGTTTTATTTGGTGCATGTTCCCTCCAATCAAAACGGATTATTCCGTTATTAGATATGACCATTCCCACAACGATTGGTTCCACAGTTATTGAATCAACTGTATCCTCGGCCCATCTTCCCGCGCAGCCATTTGTATGTCCCTGTCCACCATCGCAATGGTCTCTTGCGCGTATCCTTCTCGTGTGTCTTGATAATGGAATGAAAGCGTTCTGGCACACCCTCACAATTCAAGTTCAGTTCGTTTTCCGAGGTGTTTTCCATGTAAGTCCTTTCCATTTTTTCCAAGATAATATACTTCAAAACGAAGATCAGGCTTCTTCACAAACTGCCTTCTCAGCCGCTCAAGCAACTGTTCGAGTTCTTCCTCCCGTTTGCAATGTCACATCGCCTCGGGGATAACGCGGCAATCGCCCGGAAGGATAAAAATGGAACAATCATAAATGTTACCGAGGCAATGCGGAGAGAGGCCGTGGCGGAATTGGGGGATTATTACCAAAACGGCGCGACGGAATGGAATTTGAAGGGAACGCGGAAAGCGCCGGAAAATCCCGTTTTTCTCGATATCGCCGCGAAACGGAATTGTTCGTACGCCGAAGCCGAGGCCTGGTATTCCGCGAATATGATCGCCGAAATGCAAAAGTTGATTGACGCGGAAAGAGCGTAAAAACGTGGCCGGGAAAACCGGCCTGTTTTTGATTGACGCCTGTTCGGAATTGTGAATTGACGTCAATCAAAAGCAAAGTTTTCGACAAAACAACTTTGAAGAAATGGGCTTGAAAATAAATTGAACTTTTTGATTAGGATATTGTCTATATATTCACATTAACATTTTATTATCATATTGTCATTATTATTACTTGCCTAATACGGTGTACCCTTTTTTCGGGGAAGTTCTAAGAGTTTTTTTTTTTTTATTTTTTTTCTTTTTAAACCCCCTCGGGAAAACCGCACACCGTATTAGGCAAGGGATAGGATGGATAGTAGGTAGGAATGAGATGGAGAACATATAGATGATAGGAGCAACAAAATGACTTTTTTCGTGAAGAACAATCGTAGGCAAGGGAATCGAAAGCTTGGTTATGGGCAAGTGGAGGAGATACGGGTGAAGTATAATAACGGGGCGACGCAAAGCGCGCTTTGTCGAGAATACGGAATGTCGGTAGGGCAGATTGGAAGGATTGTAAGAGGGGAATCGTGGGCCGACTCCCCCGACGCAGTTCGAGAGCGAATAACGCCAATGCCGAGTGTAGATATGCTCGCGGAACTCTCTCGACAAGTTCAGGCAGGAGCAACTCCCTCACTCGTGTCGAAGGAAACACAACGCAAGGCAGATGAAATGCTTGGGAAGTCGCCGCTTGATGGGGGAGGAAACGACGAACCGACTAATAGAATCACTCGGCTTGAACAAGATATAAAGAGAGAAAAAGATGCCCAGGGCTAAGCGGCACCAGTCGGTTGAACATAATATTTGTCTTTGCTGTGGAGGGGAAGGATGGTTGTTTGAGACTTATCCAACAAAAGGACAACGCAAGATTACAAATGTTCAATCGTGGATATTTCGTGCCTGCTTGCCCTGTAAAAACTTGATTTGGGAAGCGAGCGGGGAGGAAGAACGCGAACAG